AAAAGCGGACGCGCTTTCTCCTTTCGGAGGTTTGGGGGATACATATCCCTCACCAGACCATTCAATCCGGATGTGAGTGAACTACGTGGAGTTCAATCTTCATTCTCCGATTCTTCGGAGTCGGTGTCCTCTTCGAGGACCATATCTTTGAAAACATCAAAGAGAAGTAATCCCGCCATGCGGGAACCCACCAAATGGTGCAGGTGGAGAACCACCTTGGTGACCGGGTCACCCATAAGTACACCCCTCGAGGTGTAGAATTTTTCTATTGGACAACCATTTCTGTCCAATGTTTCGACCTGTCTAGGTCCGGTCAATGCAAAAAGCATTGTTTCACGGTACCATGTCGGTACCCCTAAGGCTACACAGAGCCTATTTAACATCGCACCGGCGATGAGTGGGTCACAATAATCTGTGGCCGATGACCAGTCAGTAGAAAATACTGAGGTCTGAATATCTTCATTGAAGATAAAACTCGCACTTGGATTTTTGTGCGAAAGACGCTTGAAGAAATTCCAAGCGTGGTTGGCGGCACCAATGCCGCTCTCACTGGAAGGCATAGCTTCCAGTATTTTCAATCCCATATGCGAAAATGGGTGTAAAAGCAGCGCATGCTGCAAAGTTGAGACCGTGATGGTCCTATACTTCCCTAGTTCTGCTACTAGGGAGATTCTGCAACTCATACAGTTGCGTTCATAGACACGTTTTCTGTCTACAAAGGTTCCACATGCCCAGTGGAACAATCTCTCACCCTCTGGATGAGCATTGGTAAGAATCTTACCAGTTGGTAAACCCGTATGTAGGTTTATTTCCGGTATTTCCGGATTTGACGTTAAAACACGTCGTGCAGCTTCAAGCTTGCCACCAACATTTGTGTTGGTAAAGAACTCACCTGAGTCCGAAAGCGAGATTTTACTCGCTGCTACAACACCCTCGAAAAAGGTGTTGCGAGATTTGTCCGATCCAAGTCGGGACAAAAGATCACTGTAAAAGTGATCGGTGGCCCTTTTAAGGGGCGCCTCGATCTCGTTTAAGAGATCACGACTACTCGGAGTAGTCAAAATTGCCTTTGTCTTGGCAAGTGTACGATCGTACACGATTCGGGGTGGAACCCCGGAAGCTCTCGTTTGTGAGAGTATCATCACTTGATAGTGACTAATAGGGGTCTTACCCCTAACATAAGAACATAATGTTCTTAAAACCGAGATTTCTCTCGGAACAACGACCTTCGATAGGTCACTTGCAGGGTTAAACCCATGCATTTTGATGTCCTTGCGGACAGCTTTTACCTTCTCAAAGGTAGTGATCCTTTTGGGATCAAGATCACGGAAGTAATCCGTGATAATGTTGGAGATCAAACTCCTTTGGATCTGATCGATCCGTTTCCAGTCCTGTATGTCTGGATGGCCCGGAAAGGCCATAACTGCTTGCATAAGCAAGCCATCTACCGTAGCCAGCAGACTACGGAATCTTTGGACCGCTGGTCCATTAATAGGGAGCTTCTTGAGCTCCGCAAAGGGTTCGTGGCCTTCCGGCGACGAGCAACCCGCTAAAAGACGGGTAATGTGCCTTTGAAAGGCACTCTCCTTAAACTTTTTGTGTTTAAGTAATTGGCGGAACCAATAGGTCCCGCGTTTTAGTGTTGACAAAGCAACACCAACGTTGGGTAGTTTTTCAAAAACCACCCGGTTTTCGAGGCCAGTGACCTCGCGAGGGAGTCTACACTCCCAGATATTTTCAGCATTGTGACAAACGCTGATAGAAGGACACTCCTCTTTCCCGAGGAGGTTCTGACCTGTGAATAGCAAATTCACACTGAAGAGACTACGATGTCTCTTCTCAGGCCCACACTTACACAAGTGGGTACCTTTCCTACCGTAACGTAGGATGGAAGTCCCTGGAAAGGACTTTAAAGAGAGCACATCGCTCTCATGGACCCATGGGTCCAAAAGTGGTGTACGAACCGGCATCACATCTTCAGATGTGTTCGACATTTGAAAACTCTCGAAAGAGAAAAGGCAGAGTGC